CTGAATATATACGAAGTACATGGGATAAACCAGACCTCACTTCAGATGAACTCAATCTATATGTTAACGTATGTATGGATTATGTAAATTTAAAAGAAATCGAACTTCAAAAACAAAAATTAAATATGATGTTTGATGAAGCTGAAGGTCAGAATGATTTGACTATGCGGCTCACAGAAATGTTAAAAACAAAATCTGAAGAATACAATCAATGTATTAATCGTATAGATAAAATGCTTGCTAAGTTAAATGGTGAGAGATCTAAAAGAATTCAAAATCAACATCAACGAAACGCTTCTATTATTTCTTTAGTCCAATTATTTCAAGATGAAGAAGAACGTAAATTGATGATTAAGATGGCAGACATGCAAAAACAATCAGTGCGAGCCGAAGCTGATGAAATAGAAAAAATGTCTGATTGGAAGGCTCGTGTTTTAGGTATTACAAAAGAAGATGCAATCTAATCAAACATGCGCAGAATGTAAAAAAGAATTTCAAACTAGAGCTTCATTACATAAACACATTAAGCAACATAGTTTGGATTTGGCTTCTTATTATACAAAGTATTTTCCACGTTACAATAAGTTAACAGGCGATCCATTACCATTTAAAAGGTTTGATGAATATTTCGAAAGAGATTTTTCTACAAAACAACAACTTACCAAATGGTGTACGCAGACAGACAAAGAAGAGGTTAAGAACTATATTATTAAGTTGCTTAAAAATAGGCAGTCTAAAAAACAAAGATCTTATGCTCCTTTTCATTTAGAAACTAAGAATTCGTTTTTACCCTCTATTGATATTTATAAAGATATATTTGGTAGTTATAACGCCGCATGTCAGAGTATTGATTGCGAGCCTTTATACAATAAAAATTTACCTAAAGATTTTTTTGCGACTAAAATTCCAGATGATTTTGTTATCGCTATTGATACAAGAGAGCAAAAACCTCTTACGTTTAAACAGTGCCCCACTGAAATTTTAAAACTAGATATAGGTGATTACACGGCTCTCGGCAAATATTATAAATATACTTTTGTAGATAGAAAATCTGGTACTGATTTACAAACAACTCTAGGTAAAAATAATATAGATAGATTTAAAAGAGAGGTGGCACGAGCTCAAGAAATGGATTCTTACTTGTTTGTAGTTATTGAATCTACGGTTGAAAAACTTATAAAAGAGAATAAGCATTTTAATCGTAAAACAAATATGGATTATATCTTAAGGCAATTGAAAGATGTTGCTCATGAGTATCCGAGGTCTTGCCAATTTATTTTTACTGGTCAACGTGAAAATTCTTCAGCACTTATACCTTTATTATTATATCATGGACCCGATATTTGGCAAACAGATATGCAATATTTTATAGATAAAAAAATATGAGTTGGGAAGCAGGACATCAACAAAGAAATGCGAAAAGGTGCAGAAGCAACGAAGAGCTTTCGCAATTAACAGGCTTTCTCGAAGAAAAAGATGCTAAGATCGCATTGTACGAATTTTTGCGTAACAATATGACATTTGCTGCGGATCTTATGTTGGGTGTCAAATTATTTCCATTTCAACATATGGCTGTTAAGTCAATGTTTGAAACAGATTATTTTCTTGGAGTGTGGAGCCGTGGTATGTCCAAATCATTTACCACAGGTATTTATGCGGCTTTAGATGCTGTATTAAATCAAGGTGTAGAAATTGGAATTATTTCAAAATCTTTTCGACAAGCTAAAATGATCTTTAAAAAAATTGAAGATATTGCTGCTAAACCTGAAGCAGGATTTTTCAGACAATGTATAACCAAAACTTCTAAAAGCAATGACGAATGGTTAATGGAAATTGGGCAAAGCCGTATTAGAGCATTACCTTTGGGTGACGGTGAGAAACTTCGTGGATTTCGTTTCCATAGAATTATTATTGATGAGTTCTTGTTGATGCCAGAAAGAATTTACAATGAGGTTATTGTACCATTCTTGTCAGTTGTAGAAAACCCTACTCAACGTGATGAGCTATACAAATTAGAAACAATGTTAATTGAAGAAGGTAAAATGCAAGAATCTGAAAGATATGTTTGGCCCAATAATAAATTAATAGCTCTTTCATCTGCATCTTATAAATTTGAATACTTGTATAAATTATATAGTCAGTTTGAACATTTAATAACTCTAGAACAACAAAAAGATAGGGCTTCTCGATGCATTATGCAGTTTAGTTATGATTGCGCGCCAAAACAATTATATGATGAAAACTTGATTAATCAGGCAAGAGCTACAATGAGTCAATCTCAGTTTGATAGAGAGTTTGGAGCGATATTTACTGACGATAGTTCTGGCTATTTTAAAACCAGTAAAATGGCTTTATGTACAATTCCTGATGGAGATTTACCATGTGTTGAAGTTAAAGGCGACCCTGACTCAGAATATATATTAGCATTTGACCCGTCGTGGTCACAAACAGAAAGTTCAGATGATTTTGCAATACAAATATTAAAATTACATCATGACACTCAAAAAGCTACATTAGTTCACAGTTACGCTTTGTCAGGAACCTCTCTTAAACATCATATTGAATACTTTTTATTTTGTTTAGATAATTTTAACATAGTTGCTGTCTCTGGTGACTATAATGGTGGCGTTCAATTTTTACAAGCTTGTAATGAGAGCGATACTTTTAAACAAAGAAATATCAAATTGCAGACTATAGAAGTTCCTTTTGATAAGCCAGAAGAATATCAAAACGATCTACATAACTATAAATCTCAATACAATAAAACCGATTACAGATATGTATTCTTACGTAAACCTACCTCTGGTTGGATTCGTCAAGCCAATGAATTATTGCAAGCTAATTTAGATCATCAAAGAATTTATTTTGCAAGCAGAGCGATTGACGACAATTATACTAAACAAAAAAATAAAAGTATAAATATTGAAAATATTAAGTTTTTAAGAAATGCTGAAGAAACTAAACAGAGTGCCGCCGCTAAAATGATTGATTTTATCGAACACCAATCTGATATGATTAATTTAACAAAGAATGAGTGCGCTTTAATTCAAATCACTACAACTTCTCAAGGGACGCAAACATTTGACCTACCTCCAAATCTAAGGCGTCAAACAGGTCCAGATAAAGCAAGAAAAGACAGTTATTCCGCTTTAGTTTTAGCGAACTGGATGACAAAAATATATTTTGATGCTCAACATCACAAAACTGAAGATATAATAGAAACTTTTGAACCAACGTTTATAATGTAATTAAAGTAACTTTAAAAGTCACTTTGCAAACTTTGCGTGTAAATTATTTTACCATGGCCCAAAGAAGAAAGTATACAAAAAGATCAGATTATTGGAATAAATTTAAACAAGGGGAACAACCTCTTGCAGATTTAATGTATTCCAGTCAAGCCAAATCAGAATACGAGCCTCAATTATTAGGAGATTCTTTTTATAGTTACGAAACTAAAGCGTACACCAGAACTGGGAGTGGATCTGACTCAACTCAAAGTAGACGCAATAATGCTGCTATCGGGCCAAAGATTTTTAAGTATACTAATATCCGAGCTGGATTACTTCCTTTTGAATATGGTATTGATGGCGTTAATGTTAGAGATGCAATTGAGCTTTGTCAAAAAGCATATTGTAACGTTGCTATTTTCCGTAATGCTATTGATATGATGGCAGACTTTTCAAATTCTAATATTTATTTAGAAGGGGGTAGTACAAAATCAAGAGATTTTATTCAAGCATGGTTTAAGAAAATTAAGATTTGGCGTTTAAAAGATCAATTTTTCCGTGAGTTCTATAGAAGTGGAAACGTATTTTTATATACGATTGATAGCAAGTTCAATGTGGATGATTTTGCAAAAGTACGTAATTTTGGTTTAAATTTAAAAACTAATAAACTACCTGTTCGCTACATTCTTTTGAATCCTTACGATATGGCAGCTAAAAGATCTACGTCTTTTGAGATGGGATTGTATGAAAAAATCTTGAGTGAATATGAGTTAGAAAGATTGCAAAATCCTCAAACAGATGAAGATAAAGAAATTTATGAGGCTTTGACGCCCGAAATGAAAAAGAAGATTAAGCAAAACGGATATTATACCGACGGTATGAAAGTTCAGCTTGATCCCAAAAAATTAAGATTTTCTTTTTATAAAAAACAAGATTACGAACCATTTGCTGTTCCTTTTGGATTTGCTGTATTAGATGATATTAACTTTAAGATGGAAATGAAAAAGATTGATCAGTCAATCTGTCGTACCATCGAAAATGTTGTTTTATTAATTACTATGGGTAATACTCCTGATAAAGGAGGGGTTAATCCAAGAAATATTCAAGCAATGCAAGCACTTTTTCAAAATGAAAGTGTCGGACGTATTCTTGTTAGCGATTATACAACCAAAGCTGATTTTGTTATTCCTGATATTCAAAAAGTAATTGGCCCTGCTAAATATGAAGTTGTTAATCAAGATATTAAAGAAGGTTTACAAAATATTATTGTTAATCAGGAGAAATTTGCAAGCACCGAGATTAAAGCTCAAATGTTTTTGCAACGATTAAAAGAATCAAGAGATGCCTTTTTAAATGATTTCTTGCAGCCTGAGATTAAACAAATTTGTAAAAACTTCGGATTACAACAGGTTCCTACAGCTAAATTTGAAACAATTGATCTTCAAGATCCAGCTCAAATTCAAAGGGTTATTACTCGTATGATGGAATTAGGCATTTTACCTCCTGTTGAAGGTATGAAGGTTATAGAAACTGGAGTATTTCCCGCTGCTGAAGATTTGGAAAAATCCCAAGAAAAATTTGTTGAAGACAGAAAGAAGGGGTATTACAACCCAATAGTCGGCGGTATGCCAG